AAATTTTTGCCATCTATTATTTTTGGATCATCAGAGCCCATTTTTTCAGCATCAGCTACGTCATATCCCAATTCGTCTAAAGTCTGCATGATGATGCGAAAAGTTTTTCCTTTATCGTGGCTTTTTAGATTCTTCACATTTTCCAGAACAAAAACGGATGGTTTTTTTGCCATGATAATACGTGCAACGTCAAAGAAGAGCGTTCCTTGAGTGTCACACTCAAAACCATGTTTTCGCCCGAGTGAGTTTTTTTTACTTACACCCGCCAGGCTAAAAGGTTGGCAGGGAAAACCAGCGAGCAGAACATCATGGTCCGGGATATGTTTATCAATGCTGGCGTATGCTTCTTCCTCAGTAATATCATCATGATTGCTTAAAGTAACATCACGTATATCTGAATTGAAAACATGCTCATTTTCGTCGCAATACCAATTGGCTTTGTATGTTTTAACTGCAAAGTCATTCCACTCGCTGGTAAATACACATTTCCCGCCAATGGCTTCAAAGCCACTGCGGATGCCTCCAATGCCGGCAAAGAGGTCAATAAAACGAAATTTACTTTGCTCATAATGGGCGGGAGCACTAGGGAGCATGCTTCGTAGCATCTGCACTTCAACTTCAACTAGTCTTTTGCCGATTAGCTTACCATTTACCCAACGATTAATAGCCTCCCTTGACCAGTCGCTGCCACTGACTGCCCGCAGTACTTCAGCTACAACTTTCTGATCATAAATCTCTAAAACTTTCTTCAAAAGATGAAGATCTTCTTCCTGCCTAAGCTTTTCAATATCCTTGGACTTCTCTAAAAGCTCTTTGATGACCGGCTGTAATTCTTCCATCTCCACTCCGTCTGGGTTAAATGTGTGATGCAATTTCACTGATGCAACCCTATCACAACCACATGGTTATGTATACAGTGTCTAGCAAAACTCATAGACACAATAAATGATTATGAATCGCCAATAACATATCCAGCAGGTGAGTAATTTTAGCTTTAAATAAAAGACTTAGGCGAGCTGGCAAGTGAGTTAATGAACCATCTCCAAGGGACAAATAATGTTGGGTGAAACAGTAAGTGAGTCGCTGCAATTTAATAACTATTTTAATTGGTTACTCTCCATATGCTGCAAATCCTGGCCACTCATGAGCAGCCGCATATTTAAATTTTTTATCGCCGTATATCACTGTTGCCCCACGCGCCAGCGCATCTAGCTCCCAGCGCTCGGGGGTGATACCTTCCTGAGCTAAATCGAAACGAATTTTCGGGATGCGCTCGCGTTCTCCTTTGGTCATCCTGGCGGATGGCGCTTGTTCCGTAGGTTTGAACGGTGCAGCATTTCTTTGCTGACGATTTTTACGACGTGCACCGACTTTTGACGCCGCTCTGAGCACGCTCATCACCTCGGGGTCATCCCAGCCAATCACCCCGTTATCAATCAGATTTAACACCGCTGCGGCTTGCTCTGACGGTGTGGGGGTCATAACTGGATCGCCACCGCCGGTGAGCTTTCCACAGTTATTGACAGGACTCCGAGGCGCGGCAGAGCCGCTTTTTAAGGTCAAAGGCTCAACGGCCAAAACCTTTGGAACGATGCGCCAGTCTGCGGATCGCGTTACATGGACATGACCAGCGCCGAGGTGAGGGGCATAAATACCAACCACTCTCTCGATATCCTCCTCATAATCGTTGACCTCATCGGTCACCTTGCGAGCAACCCTGACAGCCTGAGCATCACGCGGCATATTTGCCCCACCCTGCGCGATGATATACAGGTCAAAATCGCCATAATCTGCAGCAGCCCGCGCAGCCTCGACCCTGTCGTCAAACTCGCTGGCAATACTCACACCGCGCGGCAATTTTCGCAGTTCGCGGTAAGCGCCCATCGTCGGGAGGCCAATCGGTTTAAACTGGGGGATGCGCCATGTAGACGCCCATGCGGTGACGGCTGCAGCCGTGTCTTTCAGTGGTTTGCCGGTGTCGTGGTCGAGCTGGCCGTCGAGCGCGTAGCCGTCGATATTTTTGGCAATATATTTAGCGATATAACCCGCCGCGCCACCCTGATTAAGGTGACGGGACTCAAAGCGCTGTTTAGCCGCACCCTTCTCGTGCCCGTCCTCTTTGAGGGCATAACGACGCATAATTTCGTTGATGGCTTTACGCTGACCGGGTTTGCAAAACAGCATCATGTGCCAGTGTGGCGTCCCGTCGTGGTGCGGCTCGACAACGCGCATTCCGTAAACCTCTAAATCGTTATCTTTGAAAGCGGTACGCATCAGGCTCCAGATTCGGCACAGATAGCGCTGGCCGTCTTTGGGGGTGAATGCGGTTTCGTTCCAGCCGTGATTGAGCTGCACCGTTTTGCTGTCGCCTTTTCCGACCTGACGAGTCGGGTGATACTTCGATGGCGTGGTCAGCGTGATAAACATCCCCACATCACCAACACTGGCCGCGTAGCGCTCAATCCCGGCGATTGTGTTCATCAGTTCCATACGACGAATTTCAGGGTTTGAAATACTCCCCATTACCTTGCTTATGAGGTCGATACGCTCGCCGGTGACTTTGTTTTCAAGCTCGCAAGATTTCAGGTATTCGAGATTAGCCAGGCGGCGCGCGTGAACATCACGGATCGCCATTTTGCTTGCGTAGGGTGAACGGTCTTTATTGACCTCACCGGCAGCAATGAGCAACGCCTCGCGCCAGCGCATACGCTGCGCTTTGAGCTGGTTAACCCACCACTCGTCCTTAATCAGTCGGGAAATTGCGGAAAAAGCCTGTCGGATCGTCATCTGACCCTTACAGTATTTTTTCCAGTACATTGGGGTAAAGTTGAAAGCGCGCGCGACACCGGCCACCTGACCGTACAAATGCGACTGAGCCTCATCGGTGAAAAGGGTCTCTTTACCGCCGTGCGCCTCCGCCCAAGCGTCGCTTAATTCCTCGTATTTGCTCCAGAGCTGCGCGGCAATTCTGGCTGAAAATTTTCTGAGCTCTTTGTCGTTCATATCAGGCAGGCGCGCATACTGGTCACGCTCGGACAGAAAGCCAATCGAGGCGGATTCATTCATACCGCAAAGCTCATTGACTCGCTCAAGGCGCGGCAACAGCTTCCGCTCAAAGGTATTTTTGAGAAAATACAGCCCACCCAAAGGGCTTTTAGAGCGACGGATAAAGTTATAACGCGAGGTAAAAAGCGTTTGCAGGAAGAAAGGCAGGCGGTCGATTCTATTTAAAACACCTTGCACCTGACGGAGTTCGGCACGTGTAAGGGGTCTGTCGCGGCCTATGGCCTCTTTGCTGGCTTTATTCCACGGATAAGCACCGACGAAATTATCACCGGTGCTTTTTAATAATGGAGGTGGTGGCGAGGGGGCTACGCGCCCCCGGTTCTCAGTGGCCATTAGCAGAAAACGCAGCCTGACAGTGTTGACCAATGCGCTCGACCTGCTCGCCTATCTCCGCAAAGCTGGCCGCTTCACCGGTTAGGATACCGTGGAATACCAGACCAGATACGAGCTTAGAGATTGTTGGATAAAACCCAACAGTATCGAGCCACTCCCTACCGGTGTTTTTTCCTGATTTTGCAGTTTTCTTTTCCTGCAAAATAAACTGATACTGGTCACTAGTAACGACGAAACGGTCGGCCACCCTAATATGAATTGACATTATTTATCACCTTTAAGATTTAGTTTTTTCAGCTCGCCTGCGCAATATGTAGATTGTTCAACCATGAATTGAATTAATTCACCCGCAGTTGTTATTTGCTTGAGATAAACAGCCCTTCTCACGAGTAAGCCAACGACATCAGAAAAGAGATTTAACTCATTCGAATAAATAGCGATTACCGACCAAATCATTGCACCTGTTTCTTTATCGAGTTTGACGTCGGAAAGACATAAATTGCCATTGTCAATAACAGCGACCTTTAGCCAGCTATTCAGCACAACTGAATCAAGCAAAGACATCAAAGAGCCTCCCCGCGATTTAATCCAATGTTGTGGAACTTCACAGACTCTTGTTGCAGCAATTCAACAATCTCAACCCTGTTAAGCTCGCGGCTGGCAATATGGAGGATTAATCCATCAATATGAGAAGAGAAGCGCGTCGCCGCATCGACTTGCGCTTCCGCTCGGGCTTGCTGCAACAACAATGAAAACTTACTGCACTGATTGCCCAATTTTGACATGCTGGTTTTCTCCAGATAATAAGAAGCCCCGCACAATTAAGTGCGTAAAAAGAAACATGAGAATTAATTAATGAAGATACTGCTCAGGCTTAACCGAGGTTAAAATAGTTGGGGCATATTCAAACAAGCTGAATAGTTCACGAAGCGCGCGGAATAATTTGTCACGCCAATAACAAGAATCTTCATTAACTCGCCAGTAAGGTTGATTAAATTCATTTTCCGATAATCCAGCATGAAGAAATAAAGTGCGGCGTTGGCTTACTGTAAGGAATCCGATATAAGCCTGCTCACTCGCACCAACCTGACGACGTTTAGAAAAAGCCCCGCGTAACTCATCCATCGCACAGGCCAGACGCTCGCGATCCACATCGTTCATTTCTTCAAAACGCATTGTCGCGTGACGCTGTTTAAGCTGCGCATGAAAACAGACCGTCAGGCGGTCACGTTCCATCATCTGATTATAAAAATCGCATGAGTCCTGCCAGCGAGGTTCTGCAAGATGCTTACCGATTACTACACGGAGAGCTGCAGGTTGTTTCTGCACTAAATCAAGGGTCATTACAGCCATTTCGACATCCCTTTTAGTTTGCTGATGCGCTTAAATACGACGTCAAAAATTCCAGGCTTACGTGTGCGGATGATGATGCCCTTACGGCCGCGCCCGTGTGTGATGGTGAAGCTCATAGGGCTAGGGCTTTCCCTGTGGAGTAACTGAGCAATGCAGCGAGGTTCATTTTTCATGCTGGCTCTCCCAATCCGAGCCACATTAGCCAACCTTCACGAATCTCTTTCGGGCGGCTTTCATAGGCAAGTTTCATTCCGTTGTTCCAGGCTGGAAGGTAAATCCAGTATTCACCAACGGTTCCACTAGTTGATTGGGGATCAGTCATTTTAATAATTGGTAACTTGCCTTTATCAATCATTCCCCGAACCGCAGTCGGGGTCTTGCCAATGAGTCTCGCGAACTCTTGGTAAGGGACTGCATCTGTCGCACTTACAAGCTGTTTATTCATCTGTTACGATTCTCCTTTAGTGCCATTAATTGCTCTTAATGGGGTTTAATTGCGCTCAATGGAGATTCACCCACTAGATAGATAAATCTACGATAGGTGACAATATTCAACTATAGGTGATTTTATGTCAATACAGATCCATGAAAAAATCAAGCTAATCAGAGAGTCAGAGAGGTTAAACAGAAAGCAATTCAGTGACTTGACTGGGATTGTTTATGGTTCATTTTGTAGTTACGAATCCGGCGATAAAAAACCTGGTGTTGAACAAATTATGAAAATCCTTCAACACCCGCGTTTTACCAAATACACCATGTGGTTTATGACGGATCAAATAACACCTGAAGCTGGGCAAATTGCACCGGCTCTCGCGCACTTTGGGCAGCAGACAACAACGTCACCCCACTCAGACAAGAAAACTGGCTAACCATTTACGGCGCTTATTTGTGCAGTAAATGCACGGTGAGTTTTTGTTATGTAAATCAGGAAATTGAAGTACGCAGTAACATCATCGGGAGGCTTTATGTCTGTTAAAAAGCT